CCGTCAGTGGTGCTGGCGACACGTAAGTATGTGGATGATATAGCGATTGAGGTTAAGCAGTACGCCGACAAACTGCTATCTGAACACGAAAAATCACGCAATCACCCGGATGCATCGCTAACCGCCAAAGGTTTTGCAAAATATAGCAGTGCCATTGACAGCAATAGCGAAGCACTGGCAGCTACGCCGAAAGCCGTTAAAACAGCCGTTGAGACAGCGGCAAAAGATTTAGGCGATCATGGCAAAGCAGCCAATCCACACGACCAGTATTTGCAAATTGCTAACCTACTGTCTGAGGTTGTGGCGCTGGGGCCGGAGTCAGTTGCACGGCTTTTAGCTAACCTTGGCCTCAGTGATGCAGCAAACCTTAAAATAGGGACAACAGCCGGTACTGTGGCGGCGGGTGATGATAGCCGCATAGTTAATGCCATTAGCAGCAAGAATACTAATGTCTCGCTTCCCGGCGCACTGGCAACTGTTGGTGATTCTCGTGCAGGTCGATTACTGTCAAAAAGTGATCTCATTGCCGGTGAGGGGCGCGCCGAGGGTCATGCAACACTGGCAGTAGATGGCAATATCCATGGCACAGTATGGGGCGGTGCGCTTTCCACCTATATCAACAATATAAGAAATACGGCATCAATGGGGACGAATGGCTGGCATCGTGACGCCGCAACAGGGTTAATCATGCAGTGGGTTAGAGGCGCTCCTAGCCCCGGTTCCGATGAATCAATAGTGAACCTATATTTCCCGATGGTTTTCCCTGGCATTTGTCTTTTTGCTTCCGCTGGCACATTAGGCACAGGTTCAAACGGTGAAAATAAAATGTTTCAGACCATCACATGGGCCAGAGATTTCGTGCAATTAAAGCCACAGGATATGACTTCATCGGGCGGAACTGTGTATCCGCTGGTTTTCGCCATTGGTTATTAATAAGGAATTTATCATGTATTGTTTTTCTCCAACAACACTCAGCTTTTACCCAAAGGATTTATTAGAAATTTATACTGGTGCGGGTTCATTGCCTGATGATTTGATAGAAATTGATGATGATACTTATACGCAATTTATTAATTTTCCGCCCGTGGGAAAAATGCGCGGTGCAAATAAAAAGGGATTACCGGTATGGGTAAATATTCCTGCACGAATAATTACTGCTGATGAAATGGGCGCTGATGCCCGTGGTTATCGGGATGCTTTTATTGTGGCAACTGACCCCATGATGGTCAGTGATTATTGTATCGATGATATCCCACTGACAGAGGCACAGCGTGAAGAACTTATCACCACCCGCGCCCGCTATCGTGTATGGCCGACACAGGAAAACTGGCCGCTAATTGAGTTGCCGGAGCTGCCGCAGTGGTTGTTAGTGGAGGCGGTTAATCAGGGCTATCGTGTCCCCGTCTGGCCGTAACCCGAGATAAATTAAAAGGCGCATCATCCAGACTGCGCCTAATTTTCTATTTAATTATTTTTAACACTTGCTTATTAAGTCCGCGCAGATAAACACGTTCAATCAATTCCAAAAGATAAGCCAATACTAAAGAAACTAAAACCGACACCGTGCTAAGTATCAGAAAACCGTTTCTATCTAATGGATAGGTCGCCACTATGTACGAGAAAAATGTTGTTATCACTACGAAGTGCACCGCATACAGTGGGTATGAAACACTCCCGAGGAATAATAACGCTCGCGAGGAGAAAAACTTTTTCAAACCAGAATGACTATAAACCAACGCTATCATTATAGGGCAGAGGAAAAAATATAATCTAGCCAGAATTGTTCTATTGTATAAGTATGCTTGTGTGGCAATAAATGAAATTAACAGAGCGACAATAATAATCAATATGGAGTTGTATATTAACCCCATGCGTTTTTCCATGCGGTCAAAAAAACCATCTTGCCGGAACTTGGCAAACAGCATACCGATGAAAAAAAGTGCAAGGTAGGAACCTGCAATAGCGAAGATAGTATAACAAACTGCCGCTATCAGGTCAGGGTTCTTTATATGGTTGTAGCTATAGCAAAATAAAATAACAAAGAATGAACCTAATAACTCAAAGCTCATTGTCCAGAAAAAAGGATTGTAATCATTCCCTATACCGACATATACATTACTGATGGCAAAAGTGATTGCGTTAGACAGGCCTGCTTCAAAATTTAAAAACTCACCCAGCCATGTTTCAGAACTAAGGACAACAGCAGCTTCTTTATTATATGTTAGTCCGAGTTTCATTGAGGCCATTACAGCCAATGAAATTATTAATATGATAAAACTAAGTCTTAAGTGTCTTTTAAGAAAAATAGGGAGTAACTTTTTTTCATCTCTATTTTTAAAGAATGATATTGAAAGTGAATCGCCTGACAATATAAAAAATATAATTACTGCGCATCCCCCATTCATAAAAAATGCACTTATTGGGTTTCTTATTTCTGGTACTACAGTACCGAGTACTTGCCAGAAGAAATGGGAGGCTACAACGGCCAGCGACGCTGCACCCCGTATTCCGTCAATGTGGGTGACGCGAGTGGCATTTGAATTTGTAATCATAGCTCTCTTAGTAATCTACTAAATATGTACGTTAATTTACATATCTTATCTGTATATAAACACTTTGTCTCATTAAAGGTAGTCATCCGACTCAGGCTTTTTCGTTGTACCAGCCACCACACATCCCCAATCAATCGCCCCCCGCGCAGTAAGCCGTCACCATACTCTCACCCTTAACCAACGGAGAGTTACCCCATGGGTGATTACCATCACGGCGTCCGCGTTCTCGAAATCAACGAGGGGACGCGCGTCATTTCCACTATTTCCACCGCCATTGTCGGCATGGTCTGCACTGCTGAGGATGCCGACGCCGCAACCTTTCCCCTCGATACCCCGGTGCTGATTACTGACGTGCTGGCCGCCGCCGGTAAAGCCGGTAAAAAAGGCACACTGGCCGCGTCTTTGCTGGCGATTGCGGAACAGTCGCGCCCGGTTACCATTGTAGTGCGAGTGGCTAGCGGTAACGATGAAGCTGAAACCACCTCCAACATTATCGGCGGCACTGACGAGAACGGCCGCTACACCGGCATGAAAGCGCTGTTAGATGCGCAGTCTGTCACCGGTGTGCGCCCGCGTATTTTGGGTGTGCCGGGGCTGGATAATCAGCAAGTGTCTACCGCACTGGCGAGTATCTGCCAGCAGTTGCGCGCCTTTGGCTATATCAGCGCGTATGGCTGCAAGACTATTTCAGAAGCGATGTTGTACCGGGACAATTTCAGTCAGCGTGAGCTGATGTTGATTTGGCCGGACTTCCTGAGCTGGAACACCACCGCCAACAGTACCGATATTGCCTATGCCACCGCCCGCGCACTGGGTCTGCGAGCCAAGATTGACCAAGAGACGGGCTGGCATAAAACCCTGTCTAACGTCGGCGTGAATGGCGTGACCGGTATCTCTGCCAGCGTCTACTGGGATTTGCAGACCGTTGGCACTGATGCTGACCTGCTAAACCAAGCCTGCGTCACCACGCTCATCCGTAAAGACGGCTTCAAGTTTTGGGGTTCGCGTACCTGCTCTGACGACCCGTTATTTGCCTTTGAGAACTACACCCGCACCGCGCAGATTCTGGCTGACACCATGGCCGAGGCGCAATTGTGGGCGATTGACCGCCCGATGCACCCGACGCTGGTTAAAGACATGATTGGCAGCATCAATGCCAAATTTCGCGAAATGAAATCCGCCGGGCTGATTATTGACGGCGCTTGCTGGTATGACGACAGCGCCAACGATAAAGATACCCTGAAAGCGGGCAAATTGTTTATCGATTACGACTACACCCCAGTGCCACCACTGGAAGACCTCACCTTACGCCAGCGCATCACCGATAAATATCTGGTGAACTTTGCCGCTGCCGTCAACAGCTAAGGAAACCTGACTTATGGCACTGCCACGTAAGCTGAAATTGATGAATGTATTTAACGATGGCCGGGATTACATGGGGATCGTGTCCTCAATCACCCTGCCAAAACTGACCCGTAAGCTGGAGAACTACCGAGGCGGCGGGATGAATGGCGTCGCGCCGATTGATTTGGGTCTGGATGACGATGCGCTTTCCATGGAGTGGTCGATGGGCGGCATTGACGAGCTGGTGTTGCAGCAATGGGGAACACCCAAAGTTGACGCGGTTCCGCTGCGTTTTGCCGGGGCTTATCAGCGTGACGACACTGGCGAGGTCACTGCGGTAGAGGTCGAAATTCGTGGCCGTCATAAAGAGATTGATGGTGGCGAGTCCAAGCAAGGGGAAGACACGGAAACCAAGGTGTCCACCCAATGCACCTACTACAAGCTGACCATTGATAGCAAGGTGGTGATGGAGATTGACGTGGTTAACCTGATTGAAATGGTTAACGGCGTAGACCTGCTGGAAGCCCAACGCAAGGCCATTGGCCGCTAACCCCTGACGGCCAGTGTTCACCCGCTGGCCTCACTGACTGAATTGGAAAAACTCATGAAAAAAGTGACTGCTAAAACTGAAACCGCCGCCGAGGTTAACGAGAATCTGGTGGTACTGGAAACCCCGCTCAAACGTGGCGATACCCTGATTACTGAAATTGAAGTTTACCGCCCCAATGCGGGTTCATTGCGTGGGGTGCGACTGTCAGATGTCGCTCATTCTGATGTGGATGCCTTGATTATTGTGTTGCCCCGTATCACCTCACCGACACTGACCGCCGCCGAATGTGGCCGTTTAGAACTGCCAGACCTTGTGGCACTGGCGGGCAAGGTGATTGGTTTTTTGTCGCCGAAACAGGCGGGGTAAAACTCGACCCGAAACTGGAAGTTGATGACCTGATGGCGGATATTGCCGCCATTTTTCACTGGCCGCCGTCAGAGCTTTGGGGGTTGAGCCTTACCGAGCTGGTGCGCTGGCGTCATAAAGCCCTGCTACGAAGTGGAGCAGCAAACAATGAGTAAGAGCTTACAGTTACAGGTATTGCTCAAAGCAGTAGACCAGGCTACCCGCCCGTTTAAAGCCATTCAAACCGCCAGTAAATCCCTCACGGGCGACATTCGCAACACGCAAAGCAGCATCAAATCGCTTGATGCGCAGGCGGCGAAAATTGACGGTTTCCGCAAGGCCAGCGCCCAACTGGCCGTCACCGGACAGGCATTGAAAAAAGCCAAAGAAGACGCGGCGGCGTTGGCTATCGCCTTTAAAAACACTGAGAAACCCACCGCCCAACAAGCCCGGCTGATGGAGGGAGCCAAGCGCGCGGCGGCTGAACTGCAAACCAAATACAACGGGTTGCGCCAGTCAGTGCAGCGCCAGCGCGACGCCCTCAATGCTGACGGTATCGCCACCAAAAACCTGAGCAGTGAACAGCGCCGGTTACGCAGTAGCGCCGCCGAGGCGACAGTGGCGCTAAGTCGTCAGCGCCAAGAGCTGCAACGCCTGAGCCTGAAACAGGAACAGCTCAATCGTATCAGCAATCGCTACCAGAAAGGCAAAGCGGCCACCGCCACAGTACGTAATGTGGGCGCGGCCAGTCTTGGCGTCGCAACGGCTGGACTGTATGGCGCGGCGAAACTGATTGCGCCGGGTATGGAATTTGACAGCCAGATGTCCGGTACGCAGGCGATTTTAGGGCTGGATAAAAACGACGCCAAACTGGCGGCCATTCGCCAACAGGCGCGGGATATCGGTGGCTCCACCGCCTTTTCCCCGACAGATGTGGCGCGAACACAAGACACGCTGGCCCGTTCCGGCTATGACGCTGACGCCATTCTGGCGGCAACTGAACCGACAGTTAACCTGTCGCTGGCGTCTGGTGTGGATATCGCCGAAGCGGCCGACATCGTTACCAACATGCAATCAGCCTTTAACCTGCCATTAGACCAGATTAAGCGCGTATCGGATGTGATGGCGAAAGGCTTTACCAGCTCAAACACCAACCTGTTAGAGCTGGGCGAGGCCATGAAATACGTGGCCCCGATTGCCGAGGCCGCCGGGGCCAGCATTGAAGACACCACCGCACTGCTGGGCGTTTTGGCCGATAACGGCATCAAAGGCAGTATGGCGGGCACCAGTACCAGCGCGGTGTTTAGCCGGTTACAAGCCCCTATCGGCAAAGCGCCGGAAGCCTTGCGCGAGCTGGGAATAACCACCCGTGACCGCAAAGGCAACATGTTGCCGGTAGAGAAAATCCTCAAAGATATTGACCGCTCTTTTAAAAAGAACAAGTTAGGCACCGCGCAGCAAGCCGAATACCTGAAAGTGATATTCGGTGAGGAAGCCATGAAAGGTGCGGTGAAACTGGTGGCCGCTGCCGGTAATGGCAAGCTGGCGGAGAAACAAAGCAAGCTGAAAAATGCCGATGGCACCGCACAATCTATCGCCACGGTTAGGATGGATAACCTTGACGGCGACCTGAAAAACCTGAGTTCGGCATGGGAAGACTTAGAAATTGAAGTCTTTGAAAAGCAAGATTCCGCCTTGCGAAAACTGACCGTCACCGCAACGGACTGGCTGATTAATGCCGCGGCATGGGCTAAGAAAAACCCTGAACTGGTTGGCACCATTACCAAAGTGACCGGCGCGGCGCTGGCACTGGTTGCCGGGCTGGGTGCGTTGGGGTTAATTGCATGGCCGGTGATGGCTGGGTTTAACCTGTTGTTGGCCGGGGCGGGTCTGCTCGGTACTGGTTTTTCCCTGATGGCCGGAACCATTGCCACCGCGCTTACTGCGCTGACATGGCCGATAGTCGCCGTGGTGGCGGCCATTGTGGCCGGTGGCCTGCTTATTCGTAAATATTGGGAGCCTATCAGCGCCTTTATTGCTGGCGTGGCTGAGGGCTTCACTGCTGCCATGGGGCCAATCAGTGCCGCTTTTGAGCCGCTTAAACCGGTGTTCAACTGGTTTAGTGACAAGGTGAAACAGCTTTCGAACTGGTTCGCTGACCTGATTAAGCCGGTGAAAGCGACGCAGGAAACCTTGGACGTAGCCACCAACGCGGGCAAGTTATTTGGTGAGGGCTTGGCGGCGGCGCTCAGTCTGCCGATGAATGCGCTAAATACGCTGCGCAGTGGCATTGACTGGGTGCTGGAAAAACTCGGCATTATCGACACCAAGTCTGACGGACTGGCCGATAAAGTTCCGAAAGATAACCCTTACGCAGGCGGATACTCGCCCAGTGGCGGCTTGCTTACCGGGGGTTATCAACCTGTCCCCGCCAATACCGGTACCACCATTGTTGATAGCAGTGTGACTACCAATGATATCAAGGTGAGTATCCCGCCGGGTATGAGCCGACAGGATGCAGAGCGAATGATGGTGGATGCCCTTGCAAAAAATGAACGGGATAAGCGCGCCCGGTCACGCGGCCAGATGGAGAGTGGTTAATCATGATGTTATCACTGGGTTTATTTGTCTTTATGCGCCAGACAACGCCTTATCAAAGCCTGAATCGCAACATTGATTACCGTTGGCCGACTAACAGCCGGGTGGGCTTGCGTCCGGCTGCGCAATTTCTTGGCGTCGACAGTGAAAAAATTACTTTGTCCGGGGTGCTATTGCCGGAGCTGACCGGCGGCCGTCTGTCATTGCTGACCCTTGAGGCGATGGCTGACCAAGGCAAGGCGTGGCCGCTGGTTGAGGGTAGCGGCATGATTTACGGCATGTTTGTCATCGAGAGCCTGAGCCAGACCGGCGCGTTTTTTTTTGAAGACGGTAGCGCCCGTCGTATTGAGTTCACCCTCAATCTGTTGCGGGTTGACGAGTCATTAACGGCCATGTTCGGCGACATGAAACAACAGGCTGACGAGTTGCTGGGTAAAGCGACAGCCATGACCAGTAAAGCACAGGCAGCTATCGGAGGATTATTCTCATGATGACCGGCATGTCTCTACCTGCCGGGGCGGATATGGCCCCGGACTATATGCTGACGATTAACGCGAAAGATATCACGCAGAATATCCGTGACCGTTTGCTGTCTCTGAGTCTGACCGATAACCGAGGCTTTGAGGCTGACCAGCTTGATATTGAACTGGATGACGCCGACGGCCAACTCGCCTTACCGGAACGCGGCGCAGTGCTGTCGGTATTTTTGGGCTGGAAAGGCTCGGCCTTAATTGGTAAAGGCGATTTTACCGTGGATGAAGTCGAGCACCATGGCGCGCCGGATACGCTGACCATTCGTGCGCGCAGTGCCGATTTTCGGGGGGCGCTCAATGCGCGGAGGGAAGCCTCTTATCATGAAACCACGCTGGGGAAAGTGGTGGCGCAGGTGGCCGAGCGCAATAACCTGAAAGCCATGCTGGCCGAGGGGCTGGCGGATATCGCTATTTCCCATATCGACCAGACCCAAGAAACAGACGCCAAGTTTATCACCCGGTTAGCCTCGCTCAATGGTGCAGTGGCCGCCGTCAAAGCTGGGCGATTGTTATTTATCAAGCCGGGCAGTGGTGTCACGGCCAGCGGTAAACCCATTCCGCAGATGACCATTACCCGGCAGGATGGCGACCAGCACAGTTTTAGTATTGCTGACCGGGGCGCGTATACCGGTGTGAGTGCCAGTTGGTTGCACACCAAAGACCCCAAACCGGCCAAGCCGAAAAAGGTTAAGTTGCAGCGCAAGCCCAAGTTTAAACAACTCCGCGCGCTGGAACACCCCAAAGCCAAACCGACCCGCGCCAAAGCAGCCGCAGTGAAAAAATCGGTGGAGGAAAAACAAGGGGATTATCTGGTGGGGTCAGAAGATAACGTTTTTGTTATCACCACGGTTTACGCCACGCAAAAAGCCGCCATGCGTGCCGCTCAATCTAAATGGGAGAAGTTACAGCGCGGTGTGGCTGAGTTTTCTATCACCTTAGCCATGGGGCGCGCTGATTTATTCCCTGAAACCCCAGTTGCGGTCAATGGCTTTAAATCCGTGATAGACCAACAAAGCTGGATAATCAGCAAGGTATCGCACAGCCTGAGTAACAGCGGCTACACCACACAATTATCTCTCGAAGTGTTGTTGTCAGATGTGACCTATGAGGCTGAATGAAATTCACAATAAGTGATTTTATCTATATTAAGTTCACATAAAGCTAATTTTTAAGCGTTTGTAATGCTATCATATTTGCATAAGCAGATAGAGGAGGGGACACCAATATGATGCATTGCCCGATTTGTAGAACCGCAGCACATGCTCGGTCTAGCCGTTACCTGAGTGAACAAACGAAAGAACGTTATCACCAGTGCACAAATATAAACTGTAGTTGCACCTTTGCTACTCATGAAACAGTTGATCGGATAATTGTTAAGCCGGGGGAAACAAAACCAGCACCACCCCATCCGAGTCGTAATAATCAAGCCGTGTTTTGGTATTAAAAGAAGCCTGCGTAAGCGGGTTTTTTTTCGCCCCAATTAACCGATCACCAAAATATCCATCGCCATTTTATCGCCATCGCCATTTTAGCCAACAAAAAAGCCAACTCGAAAGTTGGCTTAATGTACTGATTTAACAGCTAAAATTTGGTGGCCCCTACTGGACTTGAACCAGTGACCAAGCGATTATGAGTCGCGTGCTCTAACCAACTGAGCTAAGGGGCCAAACTTGGACGCTGATTATACGGTAGTTTCTATCCTGCGGTCTAGAGCTGATAAATCAGATGGGTGTTTTCTGCGCAAAATTAAGGTTTTTTACGGACATAGCAGCTAACGGCGCATGAATATTAGTCTTAAGAAGGGCCTGAATGGCCAAAAAGAAAAACCGAGGTTATTGACAAAGTGCCCACAGCGGTGAAAACAGGTAGATCATAAAGACGCCGTATTCCCTTTGTAAAAATAAGCGTCC